GATATGGCAGTAGCTAAAGGCCCAGACTATGTGCAGAAGCACTGGGAAATGACTATGGAAGACAATCAGGTTCATGCTGAGTCTGAGCGTTGGGAAGTGTTAGAGTTTTGGGGCTTTGTAGACACTGATATTTTAGAAGAGCACGGTATTAAGATACCTACTTCTATGAAAGACTTAGATGAAGTAAGTGCTAACGTGTGGATCTGTAATGGTGAAGTACTGCGTATGGTATTAAACCCGTTCAAGCCATCACGTATACCTTACTATGCTACCCCCTATGAGCATAACCCCTACAGCTTCTTTGGTGTAGGTATTGCAGAGAATATGGACGATACTCAAACACTTATGAATGGCTTTATGCGTATGGCTATTGATAATGCTGCATTGAGTGGAAACTTGATCATTGAAGTTGATGAAACAAACATGGTTCCGGGCCAAGACTTATCTGTGTATCCCGGAAAAGTGTTTAGGCGTCAGGGGGGTGCAATGGGGCAGAGCATCTTTGGCACCAAGTTTCCTAATGTAGCACAAGAGAATATGCAACTGTTTGATAAGGCAAGAGTTTTAGCGGATGAAAGCACTGGTTTCCCTTCTTTTGCTCACGGTCAGACAGGCGTGTCTGGAGTGGGTCGTACTGCTTCTGGTATTAGTATGCTTATGTCTGCTGCCAACGGCTCTATCCGTACTGTAGTAAAGAACGTGGATGACTATTTGATTCGCCCTCTAGGTAAGGCATTCTTTGCGTTTAATATGCAGTTTGATTTTGATGAGACAATCAAGGGTGACTTAGAGGTACGTGCGTCTGGTACAGAAAGCTTGATGGCTAATGAAGTAAGGTCACAGCGTTTGATGCAATTCTTGCAAGTAGCACAGAACCCAGTATTGGCACCTTTTGCTAAGATGGACTACATTATTCGTGAGATTGCTAAGTCTATGGATCTTGATCCAGATAAGGTTACTAACTCCATGCAGGATGCGGCTATTCAAGCGGAGATCTTGAAGGGCTTTCAGCAACCTGCACAGCCCCCTGCAGGACCAGAAGGTGTTGCAGCACCAGAGGGTGCTCCACCTCAAGGACAAGGCCCACAGGGCGTAGCTGATACGTCTGGTGGTGGTGGTTCACAGATGGGTATAGGAACAGCCCCTACCCCAGATGAACAAGGGTTTACTGGCAATGTCGCTTAAACAGTTTGTAAATAACAAGCAAGCTATCGAAGAATTTTATGCACACATAGATGATCTAGTCACTATACAGCATAGAATCATTGAAAATGCGGATACACCTGTAGAGGTACACAGAGCACAGGGTGCCATTAGTGTGCTTAGACGATTAAAGCTACTTAGGGAGACAGTCAATGGATTTAGTAAGTAAGCAGACTGATGAGGCACTAGGTTTTGCAGCAGAGTCTGCTAAAGCTGTTGAAGATGCCCCACAAGTCAATACTGACTTATCCTTTAGAGACGCTGCTACTTTTATTGCATCAGCTACACCTGTAATTGGCGATGCTATGGCAGCTAAAGAAGTATATGATGAATTAAACAAAGAAGATCCTAATTACTTTCTCGCGGGTGCACTGGGCGGGGCTGCTCTTGTAGGGCTTGTTCCGGGATTGGGTGATGCTGCAGCTAATGCGATAAGGGCTGGTGCTAAAAAGGCTGCAGAGACTGTAAAGCGTGTTGAGTTTGACCCCGATGCACTAGGCAGTATGGGTGGTAATATTAGGTTAAAACCTAAAGACCCATTTGATGTAGAGTATGACTATGATCTTACTCTTAAAATGGAAGATATGATTGATGAATGGGCAATGGGTAATGTAAGCAATTCTGATTTAAGAAAAAACCTTGCTACTCTAGACATTAAATTGCCTTATAGGATTAATCCTAAAGCAGACCCTAGTAGCCTAGATATACAAATGCCAGACGGTACTATATATAAAGGTACGGGAGATGTACCCTCAAAACCTAGACCACTTACTTTAGATGCTACTTCTGACGCTGTAGATGATTTAGGTTTTTCCGAAAAAGACCTAGCTGATTGGAAGGCAGAAAACTACGCAAAAGATAAGTTTAGAATACCACCAGACGATGAAATGGCTGCTGCAGCTACCAATCTTCGTGAGGGTAAAATAACATCAGAAGAGTTTAGAAAGCTCTCAGATGAGAGACAACCTATCAAGCCTATTACGGAGATGCCAAAGTTTCCAACAAAAGAAGAGGTTGTAAAGTCTTTACACGCTACAGACCCAAGGAAAACAAAGAAGGGTGTTTTAGGAGTAAATAAGAGTATTAAAGATGGTACACCTATTTCTTCTAGGTTAGATATACCTGCTTATAATAATTCAGACACTTGGGTTGTATCTTTACATGATGGCTCTGTAAAAGATGGTAAAACCGTAGGTTATGGACAGTCTGCTGTGCTTAATAATGTAAGCTTCACCTCTAACCCATTAGCAGCTTCAAAGATTGCTACAGGTTCAGCAAAAACTACTATTGCTAGAATGCAGGGTGAGTGGCAGAATATGGACCCAGAAGAGGTTTATAAAACAGTAGAAAATCTGTTTGATGATCCTGAGTGGGTACAGGTAGGTATGAATCCTTATAGAGCTTCATACTTCTATGATAAAGCTGATGGTATGCCTGTTGTTTCTGCTGAGCAAGTAATGCAAGTAGGCCCATTAGTATTTGCTAAAAAGGCAAAAAAGACAACTCCTGATGACCCTAGATTTGAGTTTGAGAATAAAGTCACAGGTGTTAAAGCAAATTTTAACGAAGGTGGAATGGCTATGGAAGAACAGACTCAAATGGCCTTTGCGCTTGGTGGATCAGTAGAAGATGTAGATCCTGTATCAGGTAATGAAGTACCTACAGGCTCACTACCCGAAGAGGTACGGGATGATATACCTGCACAACTAAGTGAAGGCGAGTATGTTGTACCTGCTGATGTTGTACGCTTCTATGGTGTTAAATTCTTTGAAGACCTACGTACACAAGCCAAAGAAGGCTTTGCTGAGATGGAAGCTAATGGTCGTATCGGTGGTGAGCCAATACCCCCAGAGGGTATGGAAATGGTTGAGCCAGAGGATGAAGACTTCCCGTTTGACATCTCTGAGCTACAGACAGTCGCAGAAGATCAGCCTATGGTCAATATGAAGGACGGTGGGTACTTAAAAGGCTACAATGAGGGTGGAGACGTAACTACACCTGCTATACCTGACGTTTCTTCTATATTTGAAACAAACTTTATGGCTGACAATATCGAGTATAGAGAATACCGTGACCCAAAAACAGGGGCGGCATTTTCCTTGCGCTTTGTTGATGGAAAACCAGATGCAGCAGCCCAAGCTATGATTGACGCAGGTTATGTTGTATCTGAGAATTATAAATCGCCAGAGATAACTGTGCAAAACCCTGAAACAGGTGAGTCCACTAACATTAGAGCAAATGAAGAGCAAAATAAAGCCAATCGAGAGTTAGAGAACGTTAATAAAGCAGCAAAACAGTTTGAAGATTATGAAGATGAAGATCTTTTTAAGTTAGCTACTAATTTAGGTAGCCCAAAGGTAAACAAAGCTTTTGCTGGTCTTAGTACCTTTGCTGGTCCTGTAGGACTTATAGCACAAATAGGTAAACGTGCCACAGGTTTTGCAGTAGCTAGAGAGCTAGAAAAACGCTACAGAGCAACAGATGATGATGCACAAAAAGCTAAGATACAAAAGCTATTTGATGGTGTAACTAGACGCGGAAAAGATGAGGGTCAGGGTATTCTTGGCGGTGGCGGTGTATTAGGCGGCGGCGGTATTCTTAATGACATGAATAATGATGGAAAAGTTGACTTCTTTGATACATGGCTAGGAGATCAGTTTGATGATAGCTATGAAGGTCCAGCATTAAGTGATAGTTTTCATGGTTCAAGACGTACAGGTGGTACAGGAACAAAGTCAAAGAAGAGCTTATCTGAACATAAACCTGCTAAACCTACAGGTAACAGAGATCCCGGCCCATCAGGTGCAGAAGTCGCAAAAGCAGCAGCAGCAAAAGCCACTAAAAAAGCCAAAGAGAAAACATCTGGCTTATCTTCTACAGAGAAAAAAGGCGGTGCAGCATTAGATCAATCTTATGGTATATCTGGGTTATCAAAAGGCGGCTTAATGGGTAAGAAAAAGAAATAATAACTAAACGACAATAAATAACTATAAGGCTACCCAGCTTAGGCTGGCCCCAACATAAAGGAGTAAGAAATGTCGGAAGCCCAAACTATTGCAGTTGAATCTGCATCACACATGCGTAATATGTCTCGTGTACAGAGAGATGAACAGGAGTTAGCTCAGCTTTTAAAAGATGCTGGCATAAAACAGGACGATGCAGAGCAAGAAGCCTCAACAGAAGAAGCTACTCAAGAGGAACCCAGTAGCTCAGAGTCTGTCGAACCCGAAGTACAGACAAAAAGTGATACCAAACAAGAAGAAGCCTCAGAGGAAGCAGAAGCACCCGCAAAGGATGATGCTGATCTGAGTGCAGAAGAGAAGAGCTTTAAAAAGCGATACTCTGATATTCGTAAGTACATGCAAGAAAAAGATGCAGAATATAAAGCGGAGTTAGATAAGCTAAAGGGTCAACTAGACTTAGCTGCTAAGAATGAGCTTGTACTACCTAAGTCAGAAGAAGAGATTGATGCTTGGACTAACAAGTACCCTGACGTAGCCGGTATCATTGAAGCTATTGCGGATAAGAAGGCTAATGAACGTGCTTCTGATCTAGATAGTCGCTTACAAGAAATAGAAAGTATGCGTACACAAGCTAAGAAAGAAAAGGCAGAGGTAGAGCTACTTAACATACACCCTGACTTCGCACAGATCCGCGAAGATGATGCATTCCATACATGGGCAGAAGAACAGCCTAAATGGGTACAGGATGCTTTGTATGAGAACACAGACGACGCTAAATCAGTAGCTCGTGTATTAGATCTCTACAAGGTAGATAAAGGCATCAAGACAATGAAGCAGTCTAGCAGTGATAAGAATGCTGCTTCTTCTGTAAAAGCTAAGAAGGTATCTACACCTAACCCAGATGATTCATCTAACTATATTAGTGAGTCTATGGTAGCTAAAATGTCTATCAAAGAATACGAGAAGCGCATGGAAGAGATCTTAGATGCTCAGCGCTCTGGAAAATTTATTTATGATATGTCAAAGAAGTAGTTGACAATAACATTATCATAGATAAAACTATAGCATATACACATATATTAAAGTGTGTGTATGCTTTATGAAAAGCACAATCGCCACAAATATAAGACTCACCCTGACGTATAGGCCCAGCGCTTACAGAGAGGCATCTCTAAAGCAAAGCTGACTACCCTACTACAGAAGGCCTCTTTCAAGTGGGTATAGTGTTACTATCAACGCCATATCATTGAAAGGAAACCATTATGGCTATTACATCCGCATCAGGTGGATTTAACGGAAACTTCTCTCCGATTATCTACTCAAAACAGGCACAGATTGCTCTACGGCGTTCTGCTGTCACTAACGCAATTACCAACAACTCATATTTTGGTGAGATTGCAAACCAAGGCGACACTGTTCGCATTCAAAAAGAGCCAGACGTAACCGTCAACGCTCTGCAACGTCATACAAACATCTCTGTTGAGAAGCTTGATGACTCTGACTTTTCATTGACCATCGACAAAGCAAACTACTTTGCCTTCAAGATGGATGACATTGAAGAGCAATTCGCCAATGTAGACTTTGTTCGTTTAGCATCTGATCGTGCAGCTTATAAAATGGCTGACTCAATGGATACAGACGTACTGTCATACATGTCTGGTTTCACCTCTGCAGGTGCACTTATTACAGCTACATCTGGTGATGCACAGCATCCAACAGCCGGTGAGCTTGATGGTGAATTCTTGAAAGTGAATCACTTGGACGCTACTGACTTTGGTTCATTAGGTTCTGCTGACTCAGCCTCAACAGCCTACGCAACTGGTGACTCAATTCCATTGGCCCCACGTTTACCTGGTGCAACTGCCTTGTCAACCGCAACTGTCTCACCTTTGACTGTTATTGCGCGTATGGCTCGTCAGATGGACACAGCTAACGTTGAGTCACGAGGAAGATGGCTGGTTGTTGACCCTGTGTTCGTAGAGATGCTCAAAGACGAAGACAGTCGCATGTTGAACGCCGATTATGGTGGTGCTGGCTTGCAAAACGGTCTTGTGTTGAACAACTTGCACGGCTTCCGTGTATATGTTTCAAACGCATTACCTGCTAAGGGTACTGGCGCTGGCACTTCTGGTGCTTTGGCTCAAGATGCCAACTTTGGTGTTATCTTGGGTGGTCAGGATGATGCTGTTGCTTCTGCAGAGCAGATCAACAACGTGGAAAACTATCGTGATCCAGATTCATTCGCTGACATCGTGCGCGGTATGCACCTTTACGGTCGCAAAATTCTGCGCCCACAAGCGTTGGTCACTGCAGCATACAACGCTGCTTAATTGATGTTATGCTTAGGGGCTGGCTATATGCTGGCCCCTTTGTGCTTTTCATTCACATAAGGACATCTCAAGATGGCTATTACAACTGCAATGTGCAACAGCTTCAAGCAAGAGCTTCTTGGGGGTGTTCACGACTTGGATACAGATACACTCAAAGTGGCGCTTATCAAGGAATCTCCTAGTGGTACTTACGGTGCTGCTACTACTAACTACTCAGACATCACAGGCAACACAGATGAGGCTGTAGGTACAAACTACACAGCTACAGGCCAAGAGTTAGACTCTGCAACTATTACGCTTTCAGGTAACACGGCTTTTGTTGACTTCGCTGATGAGGTTTTCACTAACCTAACTATTTCAGCAGACGGTGCTATTATCTACAACACATCACAAGGCAACAAAGCTATTGCAGTATTTAACTTTGGTAGTACCGTTACTTCTACAAGTGGTGACTTCACTGTTGTATTCCCAACAGCAGACGCTTCTAATGCTGTAATCCGTATCAGCTAATATAAACTATAAGGTTATTGCACAATGGCGTTTATCATCAAAGATCGTGTCAAAGAGAGTACAAACTCTACAGGTACAGGAGCTATCACACTAGGTGGTGCATCTGCTACTTTTGATACTTTTCAGTCCTACATGACTAATGGTGATACTACTTACTACGCTATTGTGCATACTACCTCTGGTACAGATGAATGGGAAGTAGGGCTAGGTACGTGGAACACAGGTAATACTCTTACACGTACTACTGTCTTAGCTGGCTCTAATGGCACATCTGCTCAGACCTTCTCTGCAGGTTCTAAAGATGTCTTTATGACATACCCTGCTGCACATGCTGCACTAGCAGAGGATAACGTTACCTTCGATAACATTACTGTAACAGGTACTGTTGATGGGCGTGACGTTGCAACAGACGGTACAAAGCTAGACACAGTAGAACAAAATGCTGATGTTACAGACGCAGTTAATGTAGCTGCTGCTGGGGCTTTAATGCGCTCTGGAGGCACTATGACAGGTGCGCTTATACTGAATGCTGATCCTAGTGCTGCATTAGGGGCCGCTACGAAAGAGTACGTTGATACCATTGCTTCTGCAGGTATTCACTACCACTCTCCTGTACGTGCTGAGCATCCTAGTAACTTAAATGCTACATATAACAATGGTTCATCTGGTGTAGGTGCTACACTCACTAACGCAGGAACAAATGCTGCACTAGTTATAGATAGTGTAAGCGTGGTACTTAATGACCGTGTACTTGTAGCTAATCAGACAACCCAAACACAGAACGGTGTATATACTGTAACGACAGTAGGTGATGGATCTACTGCGTGGGTACTTACACGTTCTACAGATACTGATACTGCAGCACCATCTGACCCAGATGCCTTTGGAAAGGGTGACGCCTTCTTTATCAAAGAGGGTGCTACTAATGCAGGCCACCTAGACGTTTTAAGTACTGCAGGTACAATCGTATTTGGTACTACTAATATTGTTTTTTCAGAGGTAGCTGAGACAACGGTATACTCTGGTGGCACAGGTATCACTCTTACTGGTACTACGTTTGCTATTGGTCAGGACGTAGCAACATCAGCTAGTGTTACATTTAATCAAGTTACAGCAGATATTATTGGTAACGTAACTGGTAACCTAACAGGCGATGTTACAGGAAATGCTGATACAGCTACAACCCTAGAAACAGCACGTACTATTCAGTTATCAGGTGACATTACAGGTAGTGCATCTTTTGATGGGTCTGCTAATATTAACATAACCGCTGCAGTACAAGACGATTCACATGCACACGTAATTAGCAACGTAGATGGCTTACAGTCTGCCCTAGATGCTAAAGTACCTACTTCTCGTACTATTACTGCAGGTAATGGTCTTACTGGTGGTGGAAACCTTACAGCTAACCGTACAATTTCACATGCGGATACGTCCTCACAGGCGTCAGTAAACGGCTCTGGGCGCACTTATATCCAAGATATAACCTTGGACACCTACGGGCATGTTACGGGGTTGGCAACGGCTACTGAAACGGTGGTTAATACTGACACCAATACCAATCAATTGACTACTTTTGTCGTTGAAGATGGTGATGGTACAGAAGTCACAATTTCTCAGGGCAAAGAGTGGAAGTTTGTTGAAGGTGGAGCCATTGACATCAACTGGACAGACACCTCAACGGGTTCTGATGGCGATCCATTTGACCTTACCATTTCGCACGTTGATACATCATCCCAAGCCTCAGTAAACAATAGCAACGGCACAGTAATCCAAGATGTTACGTTAGATGGATACGGCCATGTGACGGGTTTGGCGTCAGTTAATTTGGATGGGCGCTACTTTACTGAAACTGAAAGCGACAATCGTTTTGTCAGAAAAGGCGTTGGTTATACTTGGACAGCCACAGGCACCGCCAACGTGCTACGCTTCCGATCAGAAAACACAATAGATACTGCTTCTTCCTATCATGCTTCTTTAGAGGTTTTCCAAGACCAAGCTGGACATGATGCATTCATGGCATTCCACGTTTCTGGTGACTACGGAAAATACTTGGGATTGCATGGCGGCATAAATGACTTTGTTGTTGGTGGCTGGTCGTCTGGCGCTCAATACCAACGCTTATTCCACGATGGCTATCACCCCAACGCAGATACGCTAACAACTGCAAGAACCATCAACGGTGTTTCTTTTAACGGCTCTGCGAATATCACTGTAGCTGACAGCACTAAGCTGCCATTGAGTGGCGGTACTATGACGGGCGAATTGCAAGTAAATGCACGGCTTGATGTTGGTACTGGAACGCAAAATGATGCGGAAGTAAGAATTTACAAAGCTGATAACAACGTCAGCGATCATATTCAGTTTTACAACGGCACAACCCGTATGGGTGAGATTGGCTGTCACGATACAACGTGGCTGCGTATTAACAACGTGACTGCCAAAAACATTTATACTCCAAGATATATGCGAGCAGATGGTGGCTTCTTTGTTGATGGTGTTGCCAAAGGCATAAACGGGTCAGGAAACTTTATTGGCGGCACAATTACTGGTGCGTCTGATGCGAATGTAAGCAATTGGGATACGGCTTACACTACTGCTAACGCTGCTTTACCAAAAGCTGGCGGTACTATGACGGGTGACCTGACTATACCTAATAAAATAATTCACTCAGGCGATACTGACACCTATTTCCAATTTCATGGCGCAAACATAGCTCGTATGGTTCTTGCTGGTGCAGAAGTGCAGGAGTGGGGCGCTAACTACACTCTTTTTAGTGACAGTGATCAAGTAAGACTAGGCAGTGGCTCAGACTTCCGCATGTTCTTTGATGGCTCAAATACTTATTTCCGAAACTATGCTCATTCTAATGGTAATATTTACTTCCAAGGTGAAGATCTTGAAGGGTCTAATCATGCCTTAGTTTATATGCGCTGTGATACTTCCTCCCCGTATGTGCAACTATTCCAAAACGGCGGGGAACGCCTACGCACTCTATCTGGCGGGGTGGGCGTAACGGGTCTGACTGTTGGTGATGTAGACGCCAATCCGCATAATCCTGGTGGCTTGCAAGTCAGCATGAGCAGTGACGAAAAGATTGTTCTGTCAGGCTCAAGCAATCCTTACATTCGCTTTCAAGAAGGTACTGCTGACAAAGCATATATTCGCTGGCAAACTGATGGTTTTTTAGCTTTTAATAACCAAGAGAGTGGTAGCTTTAGGTTTAGATCAAACAGCGCTTCTGCGGCAGTAAACATAAAATTAGAGGCTAGTGACGGTGATATTTATGGCTCTGTCTACGGTACTCACTCCAATGAGATTGGCTTTTTAGATCAAGACGGTAATTGGGCCTATCGCCATGCAAGAGACAGCCTTCACGAATGGCGCATAAACAATGGCGTTGAGATGTCACTCAGCACATCCACGCTGGATATGAAGGGCAATACAATCACTGAGGTTGAGGATATTGGCCTGAGAGATCGTATTTACCATGACGGTGACACCGACACCAATATTCAGTTTCATGCAGCAAACCAGTGGCGCGTTGTTGTCGGTGGGTCAGAGCGGCTAGAGGTTAAAAACTCATCTCCGCATGTTTTGGTTTCTGGCGATTTAAACAGTACATCTGATGAGCGGCTAAAGAAAAATATCAAGCCAATTGATAATGCACTGGCTGATATTTGTCAGCTTGAGGGCGTCACATTTGATTGGAAAGATACTGGCACTCAAGGCCAAGGCTTCATAGCGCAACAGGTGGAGCCGATCATCCCAGACGTTGTGAATACTGATGAAGATACTGGCATGAAATCTATCAACTATGTCGGCCTAATTGGTCATCTAGTTGAAGCAATTAAAACGCAGCAAACCCAGATTGATGATCTTAAAGCTGAAATCCAATCCATGAAAAGCTATTAGTGAAAGGACACGACGATGGCGATACAAATTGGCGGCACAACCGTTATAAATAACTCAAGGCAATTACAGAATATTGCCACTTTAGACAGCACAACGGCGGCTACAATTGGCGCGGCTGCGGGCGGTGGTCATGGTGCAGTTTTTGAGGAGACTTTCAGCACTACAGAAACAAACTGGCAACCTAAAATTGCAGGTGACGTATATGTCATGATAATTGGTGGCGGTGGATCTGGTGCGATTTCTAATTATTATAGCTACCTTGCGAGTTTAATTAATCGTGTGCATGTTGGCGGCGGCGGTTCTGCGGGCGCAATATTCCATAAATTTTCTAATGTTTCTACTTCTCAGGCTGCGTCTACCATCACGGTTGGTGTTGGTGGTTCAACTACCGTTTCTGGTACTTATGGAGCGGCTGCGGGTCAAGCTGGTACGAGTAGCTCCATAACTATAGGCGGCGTAACATTAACGGCTGGCGGCGGCGGTGCCGGTGATCAGGTTGGTGGCACTGCTTATGGGCTAGACAGAACGGCTGTTGGTGGCGCTGGTGGAACCGCCTCTGGTGGCAATATAGCAAACTATCCCGGATCGGCTGGATCATCAGCCACCGAAACTTCAAATACATTCTTATATAATGGACCAAGCTTGCTAATCCCTATACAGGCACAAATATATGCAGGATTTGCTGGCAACGGTTCTGGGGGCGGCGGGGTACGCATGTCTGCTGAACAGAATTACAATTTATCTGATGGTGGTGGTAATGGTTATGTTAGAGTTATGTACGCTGGTTAAGAGTTTTTATAAAGGATAATAAAATGAAAATATTTACAAAAGGCGAATACAGTATTGTGGTTGATGATGATGCTGAAACCACAGGCGAATATGAAGGTTACACTGACTGTGGCGTTCAACCTTCCATTGTCAGAGTTATTGAGCCAATTGAAATACAAAACAAAGAAGCCAGAAATTCTTTGTTGGCAGAAACAGATTGGTGGGCTGTTGCAGACCGCACAATGACAGCGGAGCAAACGGCTTATCGTCAGGCTTTGCGCGATATAACCACCCATGCGAATTGGCCGAATTTGGCCGATAGCGATTGGCCGACTAAGCCACAGTAAATGCTAGGTTTTTCTTCTATATCAGAAGCGCCTATATCTCAGGCTACTACCAGTGCTATTGCATTAGGGTTTTTACCTAGTAATTTAGCTACATTAACTGTTAGTAGTCTTTTATTTGAAGGTATTGCTAATGTAACAGCAGACTCTACTACAGCTACATTTTCTTTAAATATTGACTTTGATGCAAAAGCTAATTCTACTGTAACAGGTACTGAAGTTACTACGACAATAAACGATTTTACGTCTGTATCTGGTAAGGCTAACTTTACGTTAAGTCCAACTACTGCCTCTTTTACTGCGGGTCAACTTTTAGGTACTGGCCTAGCTAACTTTACGATACCCAGTGCTACATCTATATTTAACGTAAACGATTTTGCAGACGTAGATGCCAAAGCTAACACTAATTTAAATAGTGTTGTTTCTAGTGTATCTGCAGAAGATGTTATAGGTAACGGCTTTGCAAATATAGTTTCAAGTAGTGTAAATGCTACATCAGTCGTTGATACACTTAGCTTTGATGCAAAAGCTAATTTGACAATAGCTTCTATACTCAGCGGTATTACTGCAAATGATTTTGAAGAAGTAGATGCTAAGGCAAATATAACAATACCCTCTGCAACATTCACTGGTTTAGTTACTTCTTTTGCAGATGTTAGGGGTTTAGCTAATACAACACTAGATACAACTTTACTGTCTTCCTCTGCTAACATAAGCACACCTACTGCAGTAGTATTCAACTTTAATAAAGATGCTTACGATAGATCTCGTGTAATACATATACTCTCACAGGGTTCTAGCTCAAGTAACAGTACTACCGTACATATAAAACCAGAAAGCCGTTCTGTTTATATAGAATATCGAGAAAATAACAATACTGTTTATATAGCAGCATAAGGATTTACAATGTCTTATAAGTGGCCCGATAAAGATAAAGATGAATTGCTTGACTACAACATTGATTGGTCGCGTTTCTTAGGTACAGATGTTATTTCTGCTGTTACTTGGTTTATAGATGGTGCAGATGGTGTTAAAACAGAAGTAAGTAATTCCCAAATAGTAGATGGGTTACAGTTTGTACAAGGTACGTATACAAATTCAGTTGCTACTATCAGGTTAAGCTTAGGTACTAATAATAAACGTTATAAGATTACGTGTAAAATAACTACAGTAGGTGCCCTACAGTATGAACGTTCTGTGCTGTTGCGCGTGAGGGAGAAGTAATATGGCATACGATTATCTTGGGTTAGTTAATGATGTAAATCGTAGGCTTAATGAAGTAGAATTAACCTCTGCTAACTTTGCTACTACTACAGGTTTTTATAGTTTTGCTAAAGATGCAGTAAACTCTTCTATTCGGCACATCCAGCAAGAAGAGTATGAGTGGCCTTGGAATCACGTAGAGCAGGAAGAGGTGCTACTTGCTGGTGAGGTTCGCTACAGTTTTCCTTATGATGCTAAGACTATCAATATGAATAGCTTTCGTATCAAAAGAAATGCAGATTTAAGCGTAGATACCGTTAAACTTAAAGTACTTAGCTATGAAGAATACCTTGACAAGTATGCTGATTATGAGTATAACTCTAACACTAGCGTAAGATCTGTACCCTCTTTTATTATAAGAGCGCCTAGCAGGGAGTTACTGGTAGTACCAGCCCCAGACAAGGCATACGAATTAGTTTATGAATATTACACAACTGGTTTTGATTTAGAGCTACACTCAGATGTTCCTAATCTCCCCGAAATGTACAAATATGTAATCGTTGATGGTGCTATGTACTATGTCTATCAGTTTAGAGGTGACATGCAAGCAGCACAATTAGCCATGCAGAAGTTTGAGCAGGGGATTAAACAATTACGTAGCATACACATAAATCGTACTGAATATGTACGTGATCGAAGAGTATCCTTCTAATGGCAACACAATGGCAGACATTTCCTATAGAGTTTAGAGGTGGTCTTATCTCTAATCTTAGCCCGTTGCAGCATGGTGCAAATGCTGTCGGGTCTGCCACTATATTACAAAACTTTGAAGCCAATAAAGAGGGCGGTTACTCTAAGATACGAGGTTATGCCAAATATAGCACAACAACTGTGCCGGGATCTGGCACTATACTTGCCCTTAAAGTTATTAGCTCTGGTAGGGTTGTAGCTGCACGTAAGAATGGTAGCAATCAAACACAGTATTACTACAGTACAGGTTCTTCTTGGACCAGTATGGCTACTAGCGTTGGTACTAATGGCGGTAAAGCTAGACACATTTTATATAACTTAGATGGTGATGATAAAGTTATATTTGTTGATGGTACTAACTACCCTGCTATATATAACACATCTGGAAATGCTACTACCTTTATGACGTCCTCTAATAGCACAGATGTGTTGGGTGCAGAACATGTAGCTGTATTTAAAAACACTGCCTTCTACTCTAAAGGTAATAACATCTACTTTACTGCCCCTTTTACTGTGGATGATTTTAGTGTTGCTAATGGTGCAGGTTCTATAAATGTAGCGAATGATGTTACAGGTCTGGCAGTATTTCGTGATCAACTAATTATATTTACTACTGACTCTATCAAACGTTTGACAGGTAGTAGCTCTGCTGACTTTACTGTGTCACCTATTACTGAGCGTATTGGTTGCATAAATGGGGATACTATTCAAGAGGTTGGTGGTGACATTATGTACCTCGCCCCTGATGGTATTAGACTATTGAGTGCTACTGATCGTATCGGTGACTTTGCTTTAGATGTAGCTTCTAATCAAATAGCCAAAGATGCTACTATCTTTCTTAACCAAACATCTAACTTTTGCTCTGTGTTATTTAAAGAAAAAGCTCAGTATAGGATATTTGCATACGTACAATCTGAGCAAGATGATGCAGCTAAAGGTCTTATAGCTACAAAGTTTATATCTCAAGGTGCTGCAGGTATGGCTTGGTCAACCACCAAAGGTATTAAAGCATTTGTAGCAGACAGCAGATACACAGGAACAGCGGAGACAATAGCTTTTGCTAATGAGGATGGTTACGTCTATACTATGGATACAGGTTCAGACTTTGATGGTTCTTCTATAGAAGCTATATATGAATCACCTTTCATGCCTATAAGTGACCCACAGGTACGTAAGACTTTCTACAAGATGACTCTGTACGCTGAACCTACAGGTAACATGAATTTAGATTTAAACTTAAAGTATGACTTTGCTTCTGCCAGTAATACTAAAGTAGTACAGCCAGCGACACAACAGATCTCAGGTACAGGTGCATCTGTGTTTATGTTTGGTGCATCTGATGCTGTATTTGATACAGCTACATTTGGTGGTGAGCTTGATAAAATATATGACACTAATGTTATTGGTTCAGGTAAAACAATAGCATTGAGACTAGAAGACCTTTCAACTAATCCCACTTTTACACTCGACACGGCTTTGCTAGAATATAGCCAAGAAGATAGACAATAAGGAAACGACATGGCAGGTTATACAAGACAGGATACTGCAAACAACATTGCCAACGGTAACGTTATTGATGCAGATGACTTTGACGCAGAGTACAATGCAGTAGAAAACGCTTTTAATGCATCAACAGGCCATAAACATGATGGTGCTCCTGGTGAAGGAGCGCCTGTAACTGTAGTTGGCCCAAGCCAAGACCTTATTGTGTCAGGTACTAATGTCTTACCTAAAACAACAAACACCTTAGATTTAGGTTCAACGGGTGCAAAGTTTAAAGACAGCTTCTTCGATGGCACTGTAACAACAGATGATCTTGCTGTAACGGGTGGTTCTGTTCTGACGGGTAATGCTACAGTGGGTGGCACTCTTGGTGTGACAGGGGCCACAACGCTTTCCAGCACAGCAGCCATTACAGGTAACACTACAGTAGGTGGTACTTTAGGTGTTACTGGTGCGTCTACATTAGATAGTGCTGCAGTTACCAATAATGCTACAGTAGGCGGTACGTTAGGTGTTACGGGTAATACTACTGTAGGTGGTACTTTAGGCGTTACAGGCGCATCAACATTAGATAGTGCTGCAGTTACAAACAACGCTACAGTAGGTGGTACGTTAGGGGTCACGGGTAATAGTACCTTTAGTGGTACTCTTGGTATTACAGGTAACACTACGGTAGGTGGTACGTTAGGTGTAGGTAGTACGTTAGGTGTTACTGGTAATACTACTGTAGGTGGTACATTAGGTGTTACTGGTGCTACTACTTTTTCTGGCGATGTAAATGTAGGTTCAGATACCCTTGAAGAGTATGTTCAGGATACTGTAGGTGGTATGGTTACAAGTAATACTGAAACTGGACTTTCTGTTACCTACGATGATGCCAATGGCAAGTTAGATTTTGCATTGACTAAAGATCCTGTCATTACTTTAACTGGTGATGTTACAGGTACTGGTACTATGACTAATCTTGGTAATGTTAGTATCGCTACTACTGTAGGATCAAATAAAGTAGCTTTAGGCACAGATACTACAGGTAACTATGTAGCAGGTGCTACTGCGGGTACAGGTGTTTCTATATCAGGCACTGCTGGTGAAGGTTGGTCTCCTACAATTGCTATTGGTCAAGCGGTTGGTACTACATCTGATGTTACGTTTAATACAGTAACAGCTTCCCTAACGGGTAACGCATCATCAGCATCTACTGCTGCAGCTTTAACAGGAGATGTTACAAGGTCTGGTGATTTTACTGTAGATGCCTCTGGTAACATTGTATTAGACGCTGATAATAATGGCGGTATTTCTAACTTTGAATTTAAAAATGGTACGGG